TTTCCATTAACAGCTAATGCTTTAAAGAATTCTATATCAACATTTAATGTAAATACATTGTCAGAAATTTCTAATTTAAATTTACATGATTTTGGTATTTTCTTAGACCTTGAACCAGATGAAGAAGAAAAAGCACAATTAGAGCAAAATATACAAGTTGCTTTGCAATCTGGTGGTATTGATTTAGAAGATGCTATTGATCTTAGACAAATACGTAATTTAAAATTAGCTAATCAAATGCTAAAACAAAAGCGTAGATTAAAACAAGAGAGAGATCAAAAAGCAGCTCAAGCAAATATGCAAGCACAAGCTCAAGCAAATGGACAGTTAGCAGAGCAAACAGCATTAGCTGAAACTCAAAAGCAACAAGTTTTGACTGATCAAAAGGTTCAGATAGAACAAGCTAAGTCTCAGTTTGAAATACAAAGAATGCAGACAGAAGCTCAAATAAAAAGAGAGTTAATGGCTGAAGAATTTAATTACAATATACAACTAGCTAAAAGCAAATACAGTACCGAAGGAGACAAAGAAAAAGAAATAGAAGATAGAAAAGATAAAAGAGCTAGGATAATAGGGACTCAACAGTCTCAAATGATACAGCAGAGACAAAACGATGGTACACCTATTGATTTTGAATCTACTAACGATAGTTTAGGTGACTTTGGCCTTGAAGCCTTTGGTCCTAAATAATTTTTAATTTTATAATATTATATTATGTCAGAGCAAAACGTGGCCGTAGAGGTCAAACAAGAAGGTGAGTTTTCTTTAAAAGGAAAAAAATCAAAACCAAAAAAGTTGGTTGACACTTCAAATAAAGAACCTGTAAAGGTTGATTTAACGAAACCAGAAGCACAGGGCGAGGTTATACCTGATGTGGTGAAATTAGATTTAACAGATAAAAAACAAGAAGATGCCGTTCAAGCACAGGAGACAGATGATAGCAATGTTGTTATCAAAGAGTCCAAAGACAGTAACGACAGCCAAAAAGTGGTTGAAGAAGTACGGGACACCGAAGAAAAATTAACTAGTCCTATACAAGAAATAACCGAAGACGAGCTTGATGAAAAAACAACAGAGCTTTATGAAAAAGCAGAAGAAGCTGTTAAAGAACAAGTAAAACAAGGTAAACCATTACCTGAAAACATACAATCACTTGTAGAGTTTATGAATGAAACAGGTGGTACAATGGAAGATTATGTAAGACTTAATCATGACTATTCAAAAGTTGATGAACAAGTTTTACTTAACGAGTATTACAAACAAACTAAACCTCATTTAAATCAAGAAGAAATTAACTTCTTAATGGAAGATAAATTTAAATATGATGAGGAGATTGATGAGTCAAGAGATATAAGAAAAAAACAATTGGCTTTCAAAGAAGAAGTTGCAAAAGCCCGTAAGGAGCTAGATGTTATGAAAGATAAATACTACCAGGAAATCAAGTTGAGACCTGGTGTTACTCAAGAGCAACAAAAAGCTACGGACTTTTTCAATAGATACAAGGAGCAAGAAGAGCATTCGATAACTCTTCAAAGGGATTTTAAAAATAAAACTGAACAGATTTTTAACGACGATTTCAAAGGTTTTGATTTTAGTTTAGGTGAAAAAAAGTTTAGATATGCAGTTCAAAATCCAAGCGAAATTGGCAGGTCGCAACTAGATGTTAACAATTTTATTTCAAATTTTGTTGATGAAGAAGGAGTTGTAACTAATCCAAAAGGTTATCACAAAGCACTTTACGCTGCAATGAATGCGGATAAGATCGCTAACCATTTTTACGAACAAGGAAAAGCAGATGGCATTAAAAATGTTGTCGACTCTTCAAAAAACTTAAGTACAGATAAACCTAGGCAGGTTGCCGATGGAAATGTATTTGTCAATGGTTTAAAAGTAAAATCAATTAGTGGTTTGGATTCGTCTAAACTTAAAATTAAAAAACGAAAATTTAACTAATTAAAACTTTTAAATTATGGCTTTATCCCCACAATTTGGTTCGATAGTACCTTCGCAGCTGCAACAAACGCTAGCGAATAACTATCTAGTATTTGATCAAGGTGGACAAGGAAACTTTGCACAACAATACTTACCAGAGCTTTACGAAGCTGAGGTAGAGAGATATGGTAACAGAACGTTATCAGGTTTCTTACGTATGGTTGGTGCTGAACTACCTATGACATCTGATCAAGTAATTTGGTCTGAACAAAATAGACTACACGTTGCTTATGATAACTGCGCACAAGGTGGTGCTGCTAACACAATCACTATCCCTGTAGGTGCAGGCGTAAACAATGTAATTTCTCCACAGCAAACTATTGTTGTATTAGATGACTTTGGTAATGAATCAAAGTGTTTAGTAACTGATTCAAACACTGGATCTGGTGTACTTAATGTATTACCTTATGGATCTGCAAGTTTAGTTACTGAAGGAATTACTGGAAATGTAAAGATATTTGTTTATGGTTCTGAATACCCAAAAGGAACAAATACGGTAATCGCTGGAACTGGAGCGCTAACACAGCCTACAGACAACAACTACCCTATTCAAACAATTACTCCTGCATTTACTCAATTTTCTAATAAACCAATTATCATTAGAAGTCAATATTCAATCAACGGTTCTGACACGGCTCAGATCGGTTGGGTAGAAGTTGCTACTGAAGATGGTACCTCTGGATATCTATGGTATCTAAAAGCTGAGTCTGAAACAAGACTACGTTTTGAAGACTACTTAGAAATGTCAGTTGTAGAAGGTGAGCAAGTTGGTGCCACATCTGGTATTACTAGCGTAACTGGTACAGAAGGTTTATTTGCTGCTATTGAAGATAGAGGTAACGTACAAGTTGGATTCTCTGCTGCAACAGGTATTAGTGACTTTGATGATATTCTTAGAAACTTAGATACTCAAGGAGCTATTGAAGAAAACATGTTATTCTTAGATAGAAATACAAATCTTGATTTTGATGATATGCTAGCTAATATCTCTTCTGGAGGTAATGGTGGTACTGCATTTGGATTATTTGAAAACTCAGAAGAAATGGCATTAAACCTAGGGTTTAGCGGTTTCCGAAGAGGTTCTTATGACTTCTATAAAACTGACTGGAAATATTTGAACGACGCTTCAACACGTGGTGCAATTGACGGTCCAGCTTCTATTGAAGGTGTATTAATCCCTGCTGGTACTTCTACAGTTTATGATCAAATTCTTGGTACTAACATCAGACGTCCTTTCTTACACGTAAGATATAGAGCGTCTCAAGCTGATGATAGACGTATGAAATCATGGTTAACAGGTTCTGTTGGTGGAGCATTCACTAGCGATCTTGATGCTATGACAGTAAACTTCTTATCAGAAAGATGTTTAGTTGTACAAGCTGCGAATAACTTCGTATTGTTCAAAGGAGCATAAATTATATTGAGGTGATGGGCGCTTCGGCGCCCTTATACCTCTTAACTATTTAATTATATTATATTATGGCTAAAAAAGCAAAAGCAGAGGTGGCTGTTCAAGAACCAGAAATTGTTACTGCACCACCAAAAAAACAAGAAAAAATTATAGTTGACTCATGGGAAGTTAAACCTAGAACTTATTTAATTAAGGGTAGAAAACAACCATTAACTTTAACTATACCTAGTAGACATACTCGTAGAAATCCTTTATTATATTTTGATGCAGATAAAAAAATGCAAAGAGAATTAAGGTATGCTACAAACATGAATTCACCTTTTGTAGATGAACAAAAAGGAGAAGCTACACTGGGACATATAACTTTTAGAGACGGTACACTTTCAGTTCCGCAAGAAAATCAAATACTACAAAAACTATTAAGTTTATATCACCCATTAAAAGGTCAAAAATATTACGAATTTGATGCTGTTGAAGAAGCAGAAGATGAACTTGATTCTTTACAATTAGAAGTTCAAGCACTTAATTATGCTATGGAAATGGACGTAGACCAAGCCGAAGCTATATTAAGAGTTGAAAAAGGTAGTAAAGTTTCAAGCATGAAATCCAAAGAAGTTAAAAGAGATTTATTAATATTTGCTAAGAAAAAACCAGCATTATTTTTAAATTTAGCTAATGATGAAAATGTAGAGCTTAGAAACTTTGGAATTAAAGCTGTTGAAGCTAACATAATCAAATTGTCTCAGGATCAAAGAACTTTTCACTGGGGTTCAAATGACAGAAAATTAATGACTGTACCATTTGATGAAAACCCATATTCAGCTTTAGCCTTATGGTTTAAAACTGATGAAGGTGTAGAAGTTTATAAGTCTATAGAAAAAAGATTATAAACAAGTGATAATATAAAGGGTAGTGTCACGCTACCCTTTGTATTATAATTAACATAAGTATGGCTATAAATGTAAACACTGTATATCAAACCGTCCTGTCTATATTAAATAAAGAGCAGAGAGGTTATCTAACACCTGCTGAATTTAACAAAGTAGGTTCACAAGTTCAATTAGAAATATTTGAAAAATATTGTGAAGACTTAAATCAGCAATTAAGGGTGCCACAAGCAGATGTAGATTATTCAGATAGAATAATGAACCTTGATGAAAAATTAGCTATATTTAAAACATTTGGTGATGCAACTTATGACACAACTAGTAACCCTGGTTTGGCTTATTTTACATTACCTACAACTAATTTATACGGTGCTGAAGTTGATTTCTATCGACTTGGAACTGTTATATATACTGACGATAGAGGTAATCAAATAGAACTACAAAGATTATCCAGAACAGATTTCTACAACATAGAAAGATCTCCACTTACAAAAGCAACAAAAAGTTTTCCTACATATTTATATGAAAATAGAGGTAATGTAACTTCAGCTGGTAGTCAATTGGACAACCATTTGCAAAACATTTTATATGTAAATCCAACTAGTATTACTAGTAATATTCAAGTTGATTATTTAAGAAAGCCTATAGATATTATATGGGGTTTTACAACTGGATCACAAGGTCAATACATATTTAATAATACAAAATTTAATCCAGCTACTGGGTTAGGTTCTATAGATTTTGAAATACATGAGTCAGAGCAAACTAATGTTATTCTTAGAATATTAGCTTATTCTGGTATAATTATAGAAGATCCTTCAATAGTTCAAATAGCTTCTCAGCAAGTTCAAGGAAAAGAAGTAAATAAAAAATCTTAATAAATGAGTACAATCAACGAAACAAATCAACAATATTACGCTGGAGCACAAGGATTTTTAGTTGAAAACCCTTTAGGTCAAGATACTTTTACTTTTGGATTTGATACTAATTTAGTTTTTGGTAACTGGGATCCATCAGAACCTGATTATACTTTAAACAATTTTAAGTTATATCAAAGTTCAGATGGTTTAACTTACACAGAAATAACAGGTGGCCCATACGCACCATACACCGTAACAGGTAACACCGTTAAGCTAGCTGCGAATGTTCCTCAAAACGAAGTAG